GATGCGGGGTTTTCTTGTTCTATTGACATATTGTGCTAAATTTTAAGTTAAGTAATTCTAATCGGTTTTGGTGCTGAAAGTCCCGCACCTCGCCAATCTGCGGAACGTTAGGTGCAATGCTATTCGAGATCAAAATCATCATTACATAACATTCCAATAACGGACAAGTCATCTTCTTTTTTCAGTATCTTTTCAACTTGTTCAGCAACTTCATTTTCTGTAATTCTTGTATATCCAAACTCTTTAAGGTCTTTTGTTTTTAACTTGATGTAGTTTGATTTTAACACCATAATTCCGTTTGATAATTTTACTTCTTCCATTTTATTTAAGTTTGTGAGAATCACTACACATAAGCAAATCCCAAATCCAACCGCACAATGCTAACGCTACTTGTGCTATAAATTAAACTGTTTGACATTGGCAATCAGCTCAACCTGTGTAACTGAGATTAAAACGTACGCCTTTTTGTTTTCCTTTTTTGACAATCTCAACATTTCCTGAAAAGCATCCTCGTATTTGTCGTATTTCGGTTTTGGTGGATAAACACCATCTTCGACAACGACCATATAAAAAGATTTACAATCTGTTAAAGGTTCTATTCTACCCTCAAACTTTACTTCTTTTTTCTTTGACATATTATTGTTTTTAAATTAATTAATTAGAGAAAGGCACTAACCGCTAACAGCCAATACTACATTAGTACTTCTAATTCAGCTTTTACGCAATCCCAAAATTGGCGGTCGCAACCATATTCTTCCAAATAGCCATTAATTACTTCTTCAACCGTAATCAAAGCAATTAGTTTCAGCGTGTCAGTATCGTGTTCAAACCAAGTGTAATGCGCCCCTGCATATTCTTGATATTGATATGACGTCGCTTTTTTTGCTTTTTCAATTAACTCATTTGCTTTTTCTTGTGGTTTCATTTTGTTTATGTTTTATCGTTAATAATCCGTTATCAACACCGTATTTAATTGCTAATTCATCACTGAACTTTCTCGCTCGAATAAACTTCAAATCACGAGCCGTCCCGCAATTTGTTTGTAAAGCTGACCTAATCATTAGATTTAACTTTTTTAGGTCATCGTGGTGCTTAGATTCTACTCTAATAGATAAAACCTTTGTATCTTTACCGAGTGGCTTTCTGCCAGCTCCGATTCTTTTTCCTCCTCTTTGCTTCTTTTCCATTTTCTTAATTTTAATGTTCACAAAACTAATACTTTATTTTGAATAAAAAAACTTTATTCTAATAATATTTCACTTTTTTGTAAAATTTTCTTTTTAATTTTTATCGCTTCTGCTTCTGTTAGCTTCGTAGCTTCTTCAGGATCATTTACCCTACCTTTTATCTTGCAGAAATAACTAACAGGCTTTGAATACACTTTGATAATAACCAAGCTTTGAGCCTTAGTGTTGTGTTTCTCTTTCAAACGCTGAATAAGTTTTAAATATTCATCGTTAAAATCTTTGTAAGGTTCGTAGTTAGGCATTGAATAAAGTTAGTTGTTTTGATTGATTAATTACTTTTACTTCCTGTACTTGCACTTGTTCAGCTTCTTTCTTTTCAAATAGAAATTTACTACATTCTTGTACAGTTAATGGTTGAACTCCCAAGCCTGTCTCTGGCATCCATATTCTCCAGCCACCGTATATTTTATTGCTTAAAACGTCCATGTAAATAACTACGCCAGACAGGCCAAACATAACGAAATTTAAAACAGACATTAAACAACATCTACGGTCTAAATCCTGCCCTATGTAGAAATAATTAAACCTATTTTGAGGATTTTTCATTGCGTGTGCAATTAAGTTTCTTGAACTTCCACAAGTAGGGTCGTTTACTGTTTGCCTATAATCTGTATTGTTTTCATTTGTGAAATTCGACATTAAATTACAAATAGATTCAGGTGTAAAGAATTGTCCCATTTTAGAATTATATTGTCCGAATTCTTCAAAATAATTACCTAAAAAATCTTTCCATCCGTTTTTATTTTGTATTTCATGCTCTAAAATTAAAGCACTTAAAGTATCTCCAAACCCTTTTATTTCTTCTTCATTATATTTTTTGGCAATATCTAAGTAAATTTCTTCACTTCTCCCCAATGAAAATGCACAAACAGCCATTTGTAAGAAGTCATCAAATAATTGGCTTGTATGGTGTCTATTTGATACGTTATTTAGTGTTTTTGCAAACGACATAAGGCGGATTTTCGATTAAAAATTTTAATTTTTGATTATCAATATAATCAGTGATTTTTTTTGGCGTTTTATACTCAGAAAAACTGAGTAAAAACGCACATAATGGTAGTGCGTTTTCCATATTAATTGAATTTAAATGAATTAACTTCGCAATGATTATAAATAAAATTAGTCAACTCATCCAATTCATCATCTTCAAGTAAAGACAACTCATCAAAAGTTTTAAAATTATCAATAACCCAGCCTTCTGATATGCCTGGATGTTCCAATGTTCTCGGTTCTTCAAATTCATAATACGAATCTTTTACAGCCCAATGATAGCCTGTTTCTTCGCATAAATCTCTACTACTATGCCAATGTTCAATAGACTTTATTAGCTCCTTTTCTGTAACCGTTGTATATTCCAACATTTCACAAATTACTAATACTCTTTCGTTTTTTCCGTTTGTTCCTGTTCTTAATTTCATTTCCTTATTTGTTTAAAAATCTGTTTACCAAATCCTTTATTACTTCAATATCATCTCCTTCATTGTAAGTTAGATAGTCATGTGCTTTAACTTCCTCAACATTATCTTGTATATCAAATTCTGACATTTCAGAATTAACAAATACAAGCATTATTTCTTTATTTTCTTGGTTAAATAAAGAAATATTTGAGGGATTACATTTATGATTAGAAAATCTTATTAATTTTGTTTCAGTTTCAAAATAAACACTTGAACTATTCACTAAACCGTTCATGTTCAATGTTTTATTAAATATAGATATTGCAGTTTTCATTTTCTTATATTTTTAATGTTCACAAATGTAATATAATATTTTGAATTAAAAAACTTTTATCAAAAATAAATTAGTAAACAAGTAAACAGTAAACAGCGTTTACTCTATAGTATTATTATAATTTCAAAAAAAAATAAAAAAAATAAATTTCTAACCGTTTACCGTTTACCGTTTATTAAAATATAATTATTCAAACATAAAACTAATGATATTGCATTAATAAGCAATAAAAATATAAATATTGCAGTAAACGGCAATAGTAAACGAGTAAACGTTTTTATTAGGTAATTACTGATAAAAAAATAAATATCATAAAAATAATGTTATTATTAAAACTTATTTGTATATTTGCATTATCAATCTCTCACTTGATAAAAGACTTTAGGGGAAACTCTTAAATAAGCCGTTTATTTACTTGTGTGAGAGCAAGTATTTGAACGGCTTTTTTATTTAATCATGATACAATTATACGAACACCAAAGAAAAAGCATTGATGAAATATTTGAAGTATTTAAAACTGAACAAAGATGTTTATACCAGCTTAGTACAGGCGGTGGCAAGACCGTTGTTTTTACTACTTTAGCAAAAGAATTTAATGGTAAAATACTTGTTTTATGCCATCGAAAAGAATTAGTACAACAAACAATTGATACATTTAAAAATTTTGGGGTTGAATCCGAGCCTATAACAAGTAAAATAAAAAAAGCAAAACACAATTGCGATGTTTATGTTTCAATGGTTGAAACGGCTTATAATAGACTTAAAAAAGACCCTAATTTCTTTAATGAAATAGACTTAGTAATTTGTGATGAATGCCATATTGCCGTTTTTGAAAAATGCTTTCCTTTTTTTGATAATGCAAAAATTTTAGGTTGTACGGCTACTCCTGTTTCAATGAATAGAATTAATTTTACACGTTGCAAATATTGTGGAAGTGAAGATATTGAATTTTGTTGTGATGAGGAAACAATGGAATGGTCAAAGCCTTTTTTATTAAAATCAGTATATCATAATATTGTAGTGGGGCGTTCAATTTCTGAATTAATTGAAGATGGGAAATTAGTTCAAGAAATAAATTTTATTCAACCGTTTTTTGCTTTATCAAAACTAAAAGAAATACAAGGCGAACTTGTAAGCGATGAGCAAGAAAATGAAGAAAGTTTATTTAATGTTTTATTGAATTATGAGAAAATTGCAAAAGGCAAAAAAACAATTATATTCAATCCAACTTCTAAAGTAAATAATTTAATAGTTGAAAAATTCCATAATTATAATATAAGGGGTTTTGATTCCAATAGTTGCGAGAATAGACTTGAATTAGTAGAATGGTTTAAAAATACGCCTGATGCTATTTTGTCAAATGTTAATATTTTCACAACAGGATTTGATGTTACTGATGTTGAATGTATAATACTTAACCGTCCAACTAAATCATTATCATTATTTCTTCAAATGGTGGGGCGTGGTGCAAGGATTACAAATAAAATATACAAACCTACATTTATTTTAATTGATGGGGGAGGTAACGTAAATAGACACCAAGAATGGAGTTCTGAATCAAGAAATTGGAGAAAGATTTTTGAACATGGAATTGAAAAAGAAAAACCAAAAAAAGATGATGCTGAAGATATTATTCAATGTTCAGAATGTGCTTTAACTTATCTTAAATCATTAAAAGAATGCCCTGAATGTGGAGCTGAAAAGCCTAAACCAACTCAAAAAGTTAAACATGAAGATAATAAAGTAAATGAAATTATTACAAAATTGCCTTTGCCTAATGCGAAATCAATAATAAATTTTGTAAATGGCGATTTAAATCTTGCTTATCGCTTATTAATTACTCAAATTGTAGACCTTTTTAAATATTATCAAGTTTCAAAAGAAGTTGCTTCAAGGTCAGAAAAAAGAATAAGAGAAATAATACATACGTGCTATTTTAGTTTTGGAGTTCTTCAAGGTACTCAACGTACTATATTATATTTAGTTAACAAAATAAAAGATAAACTTAATAAATATTATGCTTAGTTATTATAATAATTTAAAAGAGCAAAAAGGAAAAGTAATTTCTTTAGAAAATTACATAACCTTTATAAAATTAGGTACAGAACAAGATTTAGTACTTAATGCAAGGATTGAAAAACAAAAAGGTAACGAAACAGGATATAAATCCTTAAAATCAATGGCTAAATGTGTTACTGGTTCTGCTGTAATGCACGAAGGGGCAAAGTCAGATGCTAATATTAAAGAGCTTAACGGACTAATTGTAATTGACATTGATTGTGAAATTTCAAATGAAACAGTAGAAAATTTAAAGTCAGATAAATATACCCACGTTTTACATCGTAGTTTTGGTGGAGATGGAGTTTGTATTTTTGTTAAAATAAACAGTGATTTATTTAGTGAATCATTTAACGGATTAGCTCAATATTATTTTGAAAATTATAATATAGCAATAGATTCATCTTGTAAAAATCGTAACCGTTTAAGGTTTATTTCTTATGACCCTGACATTTATGTAAATGAAAAGTCAGAAAAATTTAAAGCTAAAAAACAAAAAGAGAAACCTTTAAATATTCCTAAGTATGTTTATGTTCAAGATGACTTTGATTTTATTTTAGAACAAATTAAAAATAGGCGTGTTGACCTTTGCCAAGAATCTTATGATAGATATGTTAGAATAGGTTTAGCTTTAGCGTTTAAATTTGGAATTAATGGATTAGATAATTTTAAATTTATTTGCTCTTATGGTTCTAAATATAATGAAAGACACGCAGAAAGAGATTATAAAGGATTTTGTAAAAATACAGGATCATGCACAATTGCTACATTTTATTTCTATTGTAAAGAAGTTGGAATTGAAACATACACTCCAAAAACTAAAACAATAATTCAAAAAGTAAAAACTGCTAAAATTCAAGGTAGTCCAACAGTTGAAACCGTTTGTAAATCTTTGAAAATTGCGAATGAAATAGAAGCAAGCGAACAAGATAAAAAACTAATTTCTGAATTAATTGATTCTAAAATTGATTATGAAGTTTCAACAGATTTAACAGAAATAGAACTACTTGAAAACTTTATCATAGATACTTATAGTCCTTACTTTGATGTAATAACTGATACTCTTTATATTCAAAATGCTATATTAGTTACCGATAATCAAGAAAACGATATTTATTTAGATGTTAAAAGACATTTAAATGATAAAGTTCAAATGTCAGATATTAGAGCAATTCTAAATTCAAGTAAAGTAAAAAAAATAAACACTTTAGAAAATTTCTTGAATGAAAATAAAAGCAATCCAACAGGGATAATAGATTCGTACATTGATTGCATTAACCCTAAATGCGAATATAACCGATGGGCATTTAAAAAATGGATTGTAGGGGCTGTACATAATTGGACAGCAAATTATAATGATAAAATAGTAAGTCCGTTAACACTTGTCTTAACAGGTCAACAACACGGAACAGGTAAGACTTCGTTTCTTAGAAATATACTCCCAAAGGAATTACAAAAATATTCAGTAGAAGCTAAAATAAGCGGTCAAGATAAAGATTCAATGGCTTTATTATGTTCTAATCTATTAGTATGTGATGATGAGTTTGGAGGTAAAGCATTTAAAGATGTGAAAGAGTATAAAGCCATTTCAGATTCAAATATTATTACTCAAAGGCTTGCATATAGGCGTAATTCAAAAAACTATAAACGTAGGGCGGTTTTATGTGGAACTACTAACGAAATTGATATATTAAAAGATGTAACTGGGAACAGGCGTATATTACCAATATCAGTTCAAAGTACCGATTACGATAAATTTATTTCAATAAATAAAGCTGATTTAATCATTGAAGCTTATAATTTATTGCAAAATGGCTTTGAATGGAGTGTTAGAACTACCGAAGATTTAGAGTATTTAGCAAAAAATACTGAAAATAATAATGTAGTACTACCTTTTGAAGACTTGTTTTTAGATTGGTTTTCTTTCACCGAAACTGTGTATTACAACACAAAACACGTATTAAATCAAGGCGAATTATTGGAAATGTTCAACAAGGAATATAAAACACAATTTACAAAATATGATTTAAAAGAGGTTTTAACCAAACATAGAGCTGAAAATAAGAATTATACAGTAAACAATATGCAGAAAAGAGGTTACTTGCTTTATTGCAAACCTTTAAATAATCCAAGTTTTTAAATAAACTACACTTTTTTTTTTGAAATAAGTATAACAAGTTGATTATCAACCAAACTACATAAATAGCATTTTTTACTTTTATTTAGTATTATAGAATCATAATAATATAATATAATATGTATTATTATTATCCTTATATGTATAAAAGTATATATTTTATGTAGTTTATGTAGATTGGTTGAAAATCAAAGAGTTAGACCCTACATTTTCAAAAAAAACGTGTAGTTATTATGTAGTTTATGTAGTTATTATGAAAAAAGAAACTGAAGCAAAAATTCAACAACAGTGCTTTATTTGGTATTCAAACAATTATGCAAGGCATGGAAAAGGCATTATGTTTAGTGTTCCAAACGAAAGTAATGGAAGCCAACAAAGAAAAGTTAATACAGGGCTTTTAAGAGGCGTTAGCGACACAATAATAATTCACGAGGGTGTTTGTATGTTTATAGAATTTAAAACGCTTACAGGCGTTATTTCTCAATATCAAAAACAATTTAAAGAAAACGTAGAAAATCAAGGATTCACGTATTACATTGTAAGAAGTTTAGAACAATTTAAAACAATAATAAACGAAATATGATAAACGAAATAAAAAAATTCAAAACAAAGCCAATCGTTAAAATTACGCTACATAGTGGCAATAGTTACGTGAGAACGCTGATAGAGCTAACTCCGATTGATGCAATTATCATTGGAACGGATAGAGCAAAATATAATATTTCAAAACAATTAATAGAATCAATATGCAGAGTATAAATTTACAAGAATGCTACGAAATGGTAAAAGAGTTTCATAGTAAGTTTCAATTCAAGAAACAAACATTTCAGCAAAGAGATGCAATTTGGGAGGAAGAATACAACGAATGGCTAAATGCTGATAATTCAATTGACAAATTAGATGGATTAATAGATATGTTCTATGTTTGGTTAGGTACAATGATTAACTTTGACATGATACCTCACGAAAACGATATAGCTTTTTACCGTATTCACAATACATTTAGCGATTTTAACGGAGCTTTTCGTGAAGTTCATCGTTCCAATATGAGCAAAAGTTGTAAAACATTAGATGAAGTTCATAAAACTATTGCAGGACGTGAAAATTTAACTTATGAGTTTGTTGATGGAATGTACTTTGTGAAAGATGAAAATATGAAACTAATTAAGTCGGTTGATTACAGTAAAGCAAATTTAGAACCTTATATTTAAAATAAAACGGCTTGGATATTAATTTATTCAAGTCTTTTTTTTATATTTGTGAAATTATAGGTATTTAAACAATACGACCATGTCATCAATAACAGGAAATCAATTTTGGAAAAACAGAACAAAACACGGTAGAGATAAATTATTTTCAAGTCCTGAAATATTACTTGAAGAAGCTTATAAATATTTTGAGTTTTGTGATGCAAATCCATTATTAGAACATGACTTTGTTGGTAAAGATGCTACACCTGTTTATAGAGAAAAAAATAGGGTTTATACATGGTCAGGATTAGAGTTATTTTTGGGAGTTTATAGTTTAAGAGATTATAAAAAAAATGAAGAATATAAAGATTTTTCACAAGTCATCACGCATATAGAAAGTATTATTTATACAAATAAGTTTGAAGGTGCTTCAGCTAACCTATTTAATGCTAACATTATATCACGTGATTTAGGACTTGCAAATAAAGAAGAAACTAAAAACGAGAACAAGAACCAAGAAGGAGCAATCATTAATTGGTAAATGAGAACAATTATAACCCCAACCCCTAAACAAATTGAAGCTAAGAATATAGCAACTAACCCTACAAAGAATATTATCTTGTATGGTGGTGCTATACGGCATTAGTCCCCTATCTTTAATTAGGTAGGGGGCAAAAATTAGAGGTGGTAAGTCT